TGTGAATTTTTAGGGTCTGTTGATACTCTTATTGCTCCTAGCAAATTAAGGACTTTGGTGTATGATAACCCTATTGCTAAGAATGCAGGATTAGATGTATATGAACATCCTATAGATAAGCACGATTATGCTATTACAGTTGATGTTGCAAGAGGAGTTGGTGGAGATTACTCTGCTTTTATAATTGCTGATATAACTGAATTTCCACATAAGATAGTAGCTAAGTATAGGGATAATCAAATCAAACCTATGCTATTTCCTAGCGTCATCTATCAGTTAGCAAAAAGTTATAATGAAGCCTTTATTCTTTGTGAGGTAAATGATGTTGGAGATCAGGTTGCTTCCATTCTTCAATATGATTTAGAGTATCAAAATCTTCTCATGTGTTCTATGAGAGGTAGAGCTGGGCAGATTGTTGGGCAAGGATTTTCTGGATCTAAGACACAATTAGGTGTCAAGATGTCTAAGACAGTTAAGAAGGTTGGATCACTCAATCTTAAGACAATGATAGAAGAAAGTAAATTAATATTTTGTGACTATGATATTATCTCAGAATTGACTACTTTTATTCAGAAACATAATTCATTTGAAGCAGAAGAGGGTTGTAATGATGATTTAGCTATGTGTCTTGTCATCTATGCATGGTTAGTTGCTCAGGATTATTTTAAAGAACTTACTGATCAGGACGTAAGAAAGAGATTATATGAAGAACAGAAGAATCAAATTGAGCAAGATATGGCTCCTTTTGGATTTTTACAGGATGGATTGAGTGATGAACAGAGTTTTGTGGATGTTGATGGGGATAGATGGAACTTAGATGAGTATGGTGACTCCCACACAGAATGGCAACTCTGGCAATATTAGATGGAAATAGCCATTTTAATAAATATTTCTTAGATAAACTGAGACCTTAGGGGAAAAAAACATGGCGACTCCTCAATTATCTCCAGGCGTACTAGTCAGAGAGGTTGATTTAACAGTCGGAAGAGCCGATAATGTTATTGATAATATTGGTGCTATTGCAGGACCATTTCAAATTGGACCTGTAGATGAAGCGACAGACATTCAAACACAGCAACAATTTATCAATACATTTGGTAAGCCACTTTCAACTGATAGACAATATGAGTATTGGATGACCGCATCCTCGTTCTTATCTTATGGAGGAGTCCTTAAGGTTGTTAGAACTGATGATGCTACTCTGTATAACTCTAATGCTGGTGTAGGTATTGCTAATACTACCACATTAAAAGTCAAGAATTTTGATGATTATGATTCTAATTATAAGACAGCTACCAACTTCACTTACGCAGCTAAGAACCCTGGTAGATGGTCTAATGGATTAAAGGTATGTACTATTGATAATGCAGCGGACCAAAGAATTGGTTTTAACACTACTGACGTAGGATCTTTTGGTGGTACAATTGGTTATGGTGTTACTACTACTTTATCAACCATAGTTGCTGGACCAGGTACAACCACCACTTTCAATGGATATCTAAAAGGTATTGTTACTGGTGTTAGTACTGATACAGTTAATGGCACTAATAGTTATGTGGAAGTAAAGGTAGTTTCCCAAGTATCTTCTGCAGGAACAGAAACGAAGATTAACTACAAGCAGAGTGACCCTTCACGGTCATTTGCTTCTGCAGCAACTACTTGGTTTGTAAACAGTTCTGGTATTAACACCGGTGGTGGTGGAGCAAATGGTTCTTCAATAACTCCAACTTCAGCTCTTGACTGGTATGATCAACAAACTCTTGGGTTGACTAACTCTACAGTTTATTGGAAATCTGTTGCTGGTAAGCCACTTGATAGTAATTTTGTTAATGAAAGAAGTGGTAGAAATGATTCTATCCACGTAGTAGTTGTTGATGATACTGGTTCAGTTACTGGTATTCAAGGTAATATTCTTGAGAAGCATTTGTTCCTTTCCAAGGCTAAGGATGCCACCGCTGATGGTGATGCTCCTACTAAGACCTATTATAAGGACTATTTGGCTACTAATTCTGAATATACTTACGCTGGTTATAACCCATCTCAAGCACATGACGCGTATTGGAATACAACTCCACTACCTGATGGATTTACTAAGGCCCTCGGCAATGCTGCTTCCTTCGTTGAACGTTCATCTGTGACGGGTTTGTGGGGTGTAGATGCACAAGGTGTTACTTTCAGTTCACTTGGTAACAATACTTATTCATTCGCTGGTGGTGGAGATTATTCTACCACCGGTGGATATGAAGCTACCTTGGGTAATCTTAAGACATCTTATGAGCTCTTCTCCAATAAGGATGAAGTTGCAGTTGATTATCTATTGATGGGCCCTGGTTTGAGTTTAGAGGCTGAATCACAAGCAAAAGCAAACCTTCTTATTTCACTCGCGAGTGGAAGAAAGGATTGTATGGCTGTTATTTCACCTCATAGAGCTAATATTGTTAATATTCCAAATACAACCACTCAAACTAACAATCTCCTAAGATACTATAGCGCTCTATCATCTTCCTCTTACGCGGTATTTGATACTGGTTATAAGTATACCTATGATAGATTCAACAATGAGTTCCGTTACATTCCAACCAATGGTGATATCGCTGGTTTGATGGTTAGGACTTCTATTGAAGATTATCCTTGGTTCTCACCAGCAGGTATTCAAAGAGGTGTTCTCAATAGTGCTGTTAAACTGGCTTATAGCCCCAATAAAGCACAAAGAGATCTTCTGTATGGAGCAAGAGTTAACTCTATCATCAACCAAAGAGGAAGTGGTATTATCTTATTTGGTGATAAGACAGCCCTTAGTTACTCTTCAGCATTTGATAGAATCAATGTTAGAAGACTATTCCTCACAGTGGAACAGGCACTTGAAGGAGCTGCTAACTCACAACTCTTCGAAATCAATGATGTGAATACCAGGTCGAACTTTGTGAACATTGTGGAACCTTATTTACGCGACATTCAAGCTAAGAGAGGTTTATATGACTATCATATTGTTTGTGACAACACAAATAATACTCCTGATGTTATTGATAATAATGAGTTCAGGGCTGATATTTTCCTTAAGCCCACTAAATCAATTAATTATATCACCCTAACTTTCGTTGCCACCAGAACAGGTGTCGCATTCCAGGAAGTTGTAGGAACTGTTTGATAAAATACAGTCCTAGGTAAGCGTGCCGGGTCGCAATTAACATAAGGAGGAATTAAACCAATGGCTGCCACTAAAACATTATCAGCTTTTAAATCAAGATTATCTGGAGGCGGTGCACGCCCCAATTTATTTGAAGTTTCTATTGCATCATTTCCATCATCTATCCAAGATGCTTGGAATGCTGATGAAAATGAGAGCTTTAAGTTTCTATGTAAATCAGCAACACTTCCCGCTTCTAATGTAGCGAATGTGGATGTTCCTTTTAGAGGAAGAATCCTGAAGGTTGCTGGAGATAGAACCTTTGATCCTTGGACAGTTACTGTCATTAATGATGAGGATTTTAAAGTAAGAACAGCCTTTGAAAAATGGGCTAATGTAATGAGTAAGTTGGATGACGCTACTGGCGTTTCTAACCCAGGTTCTTATATGACAGATGCTGAAGTATCTCAACTTGGTAGAGGTGCTTCTCTTAATGCTACAACAAATGATGGTGGTCAGAGTGAGGTTCTTAGAACTTATAGGTTCTATGACATCTTCCCAACCGCTATTACAGAGATCGCATTGAGTTATGATACTGGTGACACAGTTGAAACATTCGATGTCACGTTCCAGATTCAGTACTTCACTATTGGAGCTTCCAGTGGTGACAATACCATAGGACAGAGCAGTATCAGCTAACATAAATACTAAAAGGTAAACTTCTAGTAATTATTGATATGGCGAGGCTATTTGGTTTCTCAATTGAGGATACAGAAAAAACTCCACCCGGTGTAATATCTCCGGTTCCTCCTAATAATCAGGATGGATCGGATCATTATGTTAGCACTGGGTTTTTTGGTTCGTATGTAGATATTGAAGGTGTATATAGAACAGAGAACGATTTAATAAGAAGATATCGTTCAATGGCACTTTATCCAGAATGTGATAGTGCTATTGAGGATATTG